GTCGGACCCGCCGAAGCCATCCGCCAACTCGCCGAACAGGACCACCACCAGGCCGACATCGAACGGGCCGTCGCCGTAGCCGTCGCCGTCCCCATCGACAACCGGCGCCCCGGGCTCTCCTGGTCACACCACGACGAAGTCCGACGCCTCCCCGCCGACGCACAAGCCCAGTGGCTTGCCGACGCCGAACGGAAAGGCTGGTCCGTCCGCGACCTCCGCACCATGATCCGATCCGCCGCCGCTGCACAACCGCCGCTGCCCGGCCACGAACGGCTACCCCGCCCCCCCGAACAGATGCTCCGCAGAGCACTCGACACCCACCGGTGGGTTCTCTGGTCACCCGCAGACGGGCCGCTCTCCGGAGCGACAGTCCGACACGTCGACACCACCACCGTCCCCGGCCGCACCCTCGTCGTCATCGACGTCGACCCGGCGCTCGCCACCCAACTCGCACCCGACACAGGCCAGCCATGACCGGCCGCCCACGTCGCCACAACCGCGGCGAAACCTGCCCCGACTGCGGCCAGATCCACGAACGATGCCTCGGCCACGCGAAGATCACCAACCCCGAACGCCGAGCCGCCGCCATCGCCGCCGGCCGTACCGAACCGTTCGCATGCCTCGGGAAACCCATGGCCGGCCAGGACGTGTGCCAACGACACGGCGGAGGCGCCCCCCATAACCGGGCCGCCGCAGAACGACGACTCGACCGGGCACGCGTCGAAGGCGAAGCCGGCCAACTCCTCACCGAACTCGGCGCCACCCTCCACGGACGCACCACCGTCGACGCACTCGACGACATGCTCACCCGAGCCGCAGCCATGGTCGCCGCGCTCGGCATCCTCGTCGCCGAACTCGACATCGACACACCCTGGACCTGGGACACCATCACCACCGGCGCCAACGTCACCCACCGCGTCCAACTCACCGGCCCCACCGGCCTCATCGGCCCCAACTCGAGAGGCGAACAGAAACCGAACGTCCTCGTCGAACTGTACGGCGAATGGATCGACCGGTACGGGCGCCTCGCCAAGGCCGCCGGCGACCTCGGACTCGAAGCACGTCGAGTCGCGATCACCGAACACCACGCCCAAGCTGTCGTCGCCGCGGTGCTCGCCGGACTCCGCGAAACCGGTGCCGACACACCCGAAGTACGCGCCGCGATCGCCACGCAACTCCGAGCACTCGAACCCGGCACGTGAGCCTGTACACGGCGGCAGCCGACCTCCTCGACCCGCCACCCCCACCACCAGACCTCGCCACCCCCGCAGCCTTCGCCGCCACCCACTCCCGAGGCCGCTGGCAACCAGCCGCACACCTCCACCACATCGAACAAGCCGTACTCGACTGCATCAACCGATCCGGGCGGCTCATCATCTCCGTGTCCGTCCGACACGGCAAATCCGAATACGTGTCCAAGTGGCTCACCGCCTGGTACCTCGCCACCAACCCCGACCGGCGGATCATCCTCGCCGGCCACGAAGCCGACTTCGCGGCACGCTGGGGACGGGCAGCCCGCGACATCCTCACCGAACACGGCCACCGGTTCGGAGTCGCCGTCTCACCCCGCAGCGAAGCCGCGAACCGCTGGGACCTCACCGCCCCACACACCGGCGGCATGCTCACCGTCGGCGTCGGCGGATCACCGATCGGACGCGGCGCCGACCTGATGATCGTCGACGACCCCGTCAAATCCTATGAGGACGCCATGTCGCCGCTGCGCCGCCAGCGCGTCAAAGAGTGGTGGACGGGCACCATGGAATCCCGGATCGAACCCGGTGGGGCCGTCATCATCGTCATGGCCCGCTGGCACCACGACGACCTCGCCGGGTTCCTGCTCACCGAGGCCCCGGACGAGTGGGACGAGCTGCGGCTACCGGCGATCGCTGACTCGCCCGACGACCCCATGGGCCGCCCGCTCGGTGCCCCGCTGTGGCCGGAACGGTTCGACCTCCCCGAGCTGGAACGTCGACACAAGGCCACGTCCCTCGCTCTCGGCGAGACAGTGTGGCTCGCCCAGTACCAGCAGACCCCGACCACAGTGTCGGGCGGAATGTTCCCCGAGGACCGGTGGCAGTTCGCGCCGGCGGTGCACGACTCGTGGCAACCAGTCCGGTGGTGCCGCGGCTGGGACCTCGCCGCCACGGACGGCGGAGGCGACTGGACTGCCGGTGTTCTCGTCGGCGCCCGAAGCGACGGCCAGTTCGTCGTCGCAGACGTGCAACGCGGACAGTGGTCAGCGGCCGACGTGCGTACTCGGATCGCCGAGTGTGGACGAACCGACCCGCCCGGCACCCGCATCGAGCTACCGCAGGACCCGGGGCAGGCCGGGAAGGATCAGGCGCAGCAGCTCACGTCGATGCTCGCCGGAACGGACGTGCACACGTCCCCGCAGACCGGGTCGAAAGAGGTGCGGGCGGCGGGGTGGGCGGCGCAGCAGCAGGCCGGGAACGTGACGCTGGTGGACGGCTCGTGGTGCGGCGGGTTCGTCGCCGAGCACGCAGGGTTCCCTCGGGGCACCCACGACGACCAGGTCGACGCCGCAGCATCCGCGTTCAACGGGCTGATCGAACAGTCAGGGGTGTCGGTGGCGGCCTACCGGAACCGGGCACTCACCGGCCGCTGAACCACCGTTGCATCCCGCCCGGTGCATCCCGCGCCCCGCACCGTGCCCAGCGTGCCAGCCGATGACACGACCCTCACCCCCTACTCGCCGCTGTCCCACAAGGCGATCATCCGAGGCGACCGGCGCGGCCTGAACGTCGCACCCGGATGGGTCCCCGACGACGAACTCCCCAGGCTCGCCGCCTACTACGTGCGCGCCGCGTACCTCGGGAACTCCGCACGGCACCTCCTCGCAGCCACCGTCGACCCAACCGAACGCCGCGAACTCCGCGAGTACGGCGACCCCGCCCTCATCGTCGACCGATACCACTCCGCTGTCCTCGGCGCCGACTGGACCATCGCGGTCGCCGGCGCCGACACCGACCCCCCGGATCGGCCGGACCTGCCAGCCGAACCCGACCCGCCCGCCGACGACGCTACAGACGTCGAGCAGCGCATCTACCAGATCGCACGGGACCGGTGGGAAGCCGACGTCACCGCCGCCGTTGACGCCTGGGCCGACCAGATCGCCACGGCCCCCGCCGCACGGGCCCGGCAGGCAGCCATCGACACGTGGCTCGACAACGAACACGTCCGGGCCGTCGTCGACGAAGCCGAACTCGACACATGCGGCCTCGGCGACACCGTCATCGCCGTCCGCCCCCAACCCGGTGGCTGGCCCAGGCTCCAAGTGTTCGAGCCCGCCGTGTTCTTCCCGGTCGAGGACGAGTACGACGACGGCCGCTTCCCGACCAAGGTGCACCTGGCATGGGAGTACGACCAGCGCAACCTGGACGGCACCGTCACCACTCGACTTCGGCGGATCACGTACGAGCTCGTTCTGATCACGTCGACCCGTGTCGACCCGACCGGTGCCGGATGGGTCGACACGTTCGGCGAACCTGCCGATGCGCCGCCGCTCGCAGACAACGAACGGGTCACCCCCGAGGGTCTGATCGAACGCTGTCACCCGTGGGACCAAACATCGGACGGCATCCCCGCCAGCGACGACGCCTGGTCGCCGTAGACCTGCGTGTACAGCGACGGCACCTGATCGATGGAACTCGTCGGCTCCGACCCCGGAGCACTCGACCAGGAACGCGCAGTGTGGACCGAGTACCGCACCGACCTCGGATGTGACTTCCTCCCAGTCGTGCACATCGCCAACGGCCCCACCAGCAAACACCGCTGGGGACGAAGCGTCCTCGACCCCGTCACCCAGCTACTCGACGACGTCGCCGACACCGACACGTCCGCCATGTCCGCATCCCGGTACCTCCGCGACCCGACCGTCGCAGTCTCCGGCGCCACCCCCGTCGACGCACAGATGATGCCCGGACGGATACTCGGCGTCGGCGAGAACGGGCGCATGGACGTCCTCGACCTCGCCGCCGGACTCGGGCAACTGACCGGCGCCGGCGACCGGCTTCTCGACCGGCTCGCCACCAACGCTGGCATCCCCGCCGAAGCGCTCGGTCGCATCGACCGCGGTGACCTGTCCGGGGTCGCGCTGCTGCTCCGGTGGGCGCCGTTCGCTCAGATCGTCGGCTCGATGCGAATGACCCGCGAACCGAAGTGGGCGCTCGTGTGGCGCATGGCCCAACGACTCGCACAGGTGCAAGGTGCGCTCGACCCGGGGCCGACCCCGGCGACGCGGATCGTGTTCGGATCGTTTCTGCCAACCGATCAGGCGACAACGGTGGAGCTGGTCGCCAAGGCGGTGCACGCGCACGTCATGTCGACAGCGACCGCGGTGACGATGCTGGTCGCCGCTGGTGTCCCCGTGGATGATGCCCGGGTCGAGGTGGACCGGATTCGTGCCGACGACCTGACCGGCGCGAACACCTTGGCGGACGCGCTGGCTGGGTCGCCGGACGTGTGGCCGCTGCTCGCAGACCGGCTGGGTGTCGACGTGCGGCCGCCCGGCGTGGCCGACGGCGAGCCGCCGGTGCTCGACCTGGCCTGACGGGCTCTGCATCCCTGGTCGACCCCGGTTCGGCTCGGACCATCCCCAGGCACCAGGACCAGATCCTGGGCGGCGCACCCGTAGCCGTCAAGCGGGGCAACACCCATCGGAGACACGCATGACCGACCCCACCCGCTTCCAGTCCGTCACCATCGACGGCCACCACTACTGGGCAGACCCGGCCACTGGCCGCGTCTACCCGCAGGTGACCGGCGGCGCAGACGGAGACGGCGACAGCGGTGGGGACGACGGCGACAACGGTGGGGAACAGCGGACGTTCACGCAGGCCGACGTCGACCGGGCCCGTACCGAAGCCCGCCGCACCGCCGCCACCGACGTAGCGGAACAGCTCGGCTGCACCGTCGACGAAGCCCGACAGGTGCTCGACGCCGTGAGGGCCGCCGACGAGGCACAACAGACGGAGGCGCAACGCCGCGAAGCCGCAGCCGCCACCGCCGAACAAGCGGCACGCGACCGCGAGGCCGCCGCCGCCGCACGGGAACGGGCAGCGGACCTCCGCGACCGGCTCCGAGACGCCGGCGTCCCCCGCGACCACCTGGACCGCGCCGTCCGATCGCTCGACGTCACCGCCGACAGCACCGACGACGAGATCACCGCCGAAGTCACCGCAGCCGCCGAACTGTTCACCCCACCCGCCGGCAACGGAACACCGCCGCCGCCCGGGGCACCACCCGCAGCCAAGCCGCCCGCCACCAACGGCACCGGCAAGACCGCAGTCGACGCCGGCGCCGAACGGTACCGGACCCTCCACCCCGCCCCGGCCTGAAAGGACCCCGGCCCATGGACCTCAGCATCACCCGACAGACCCTCTCCAGCGGCGACCAGTCGTGGCTGGGCTCCGCCCACGGCACCGACATGGGCCGCACCATCACCCTCGACACGTCGTCGTTCACCGCCGGCACCCACTACCCGGCCGGGCACATCCGGTCCGGGACGCCACTCGGGAAGATCACCGCCACCGGCCTGTACGGCCCGTACGACAACGCCGCCAACGACGGCCGCGAAGTGCTCGCCGGCCTGCTGTTCACCGACGTCACCCCCGGCAACCCGACCACCGTCGACGTCCAAGGCGTGCTGTTCGAGCACGGCCGAGTCGTCGAAGCCCGCCTGCCCATCGCCATCGACGCCAACGGCAAGTCCGACGTCGCCGGCCGGATCATCTTCGCCTGAGGAGGCCCCACACAATGCGCATCTGGGATGCCATCGACCCCGCCGAACTCACCGGCTACGTCCGTGCCGCTCTCGCGGACCAGGACCGCAACCGGTTCGCCCTGTCCCGGTTCCTGCCGTCCCGACCGGTATCGGACTTGCATTACCGGTTCAACGCCGGCGGCACCGGCCTCGCCGAGGCGGCCACGTTCCGCACGTTCGACGCCGAATCGCCGATCGGTTCACGTCCGAACACCGTGCGTGTCATGGGTGAACTGCCGCCCATCTCGCGGAAGGTGCGGCTCGGCGAGTACGACTCGCTCCGCCTCCGCAACGCTGACGACGAGATCCGGGACGCCGTGTTCAACGACGCCGCCCGCATGGCGACCAGCATCGCCGCCCGCATGGAGCTCGCCCGGGGTGAGGCGATCTCCACCGGGAAGCTGATGCTCGCCGAGAACGGTGTCGTCGCGACTGTCGACTTCGATCGGGCCGCGGGGCACACCGTCTCCGCTGGCACGTCGTGGGCGACCGTCGCCACGGCTGACCCGATCCAGGACCTCCTGACTTGGCAGGACACGTACATCGCGTCGAACGGTGAGGCGCCGGGGGCGATCATCACGTCCCGCCGGGTGCGCGGCCTGCTCGCCCGGAACGACAAGGTGAAGGCGCTCGCCGCGACGGTCGCGGGTGCGCCGGCGATCGTGTCGGACATGGCAGTCGACCAGGTGCTCGCCGCCTACGGGCTGCCGCCGATCGTCACCTACGACGTTCAGGTGAACGTGGCCGGTGTGGCGACCCGTCCGATCGCCGACGACAAGGTCGTGTTCGTCCCGGCCGATTCGTCGGACCTCGGCGCCACCCTGTATGGGATCACCGCGGAGTCGCAGGAACCCGGGTACAACCTGACCGGCTCGGAGCCGGGTGTGGTGGCCGGGGCGTACACGTCGGACGACCCGGTGTCGAAGTGGACGAAGGCCGCGGCCATCGCGTTGCCGGTCCTCGCGAACCCGGACCTGACGTTCACCGCGGACGTCATCGCCTGATGCAACAGGCCCGCCCCTCCCCGGTGTGGGGAGGGGCGGGCACGTCGACCATGGAGGCACCCCGATGGCCAAGCTGATCGCCAACGTGCACGCCGCCGGCGCATGGTGGGGGCCGGCGCATGGGCGGGTCGATCCGCCCGCCGATGTGGCGGCGCTGATCACGAACCCGTCGTGCTGGTCCGACACGCCCAACCTCGACCAAGCCCCCGCCGTCGAGGCGCCCCACCTCGACCCTCCGGCACCCGCCCTTGACGTGCCGGACGACGAGCTCGACCAACTCGACAAGCCCACCCTCCTCGCCGTCGCCGAAGACGCGGGCATCGACGTCGACGGGCGATGGGGGAAGGCCCGCATCATCGACGCGATCCGCAGCCAATGAGCGACCTCGACCTCGTCCGCGACTGGGTCGGGAACAGCCCGTCCGACGAGGACATCGAAGCCGCCCTGCACCGCACCGGTGGCATGCCGGACGAGGCTGCACTGTCGATCCTGCGACGTCGACGAGCTGACCTCATCGGCGCAGTCGAATCGTGGGCTGTCGACGGCGACTACTCCGAGAAGCGGGCGTCGGCCCGTGACCAGCTCGCCATCTTCAACGACCTGATCGGCCGACTCGAAACCGTCACCGGCGATACGACCAGCGGACTACCGCCGGTCACCTCGGCTCCGATCACCGGCCCCGGGTGGCGACGATGACGTCGTACATCGGCCGCGTATCGACTCACTTCCGAGAGGTCGACCGTGATCGACGTCGCGTCGGGAACCAGCGTCGAAGCGTGCCAACGGTCCGCGCCGCGAAGACCACCGATCAGATCGTGTTCACGTGGGCGGCCACCCTCGAGGAGGGCGTGTCGCCCCGGTGGTCGCCGCCGTACCCGATTGTCATCGACAAGGTCGTCGCCCAGATCGACACGGCCGACCCTACGGCGACCACTATCGGCGTGCTGCTCGACGGTGCTACCGCGGCGACTGTTGTGCTGGCTGGTGGGTCGCATCGGGTCGATGAGGAGATCGTCCAGTCGGTGCAGCCGACGAGCTTCGTGCAATGCGAGATCGTCACGGCCGGCGACGACGGTGAGAACCTGACGGTCGCGCTCAACTTCAAGGCGGCCGACTGATGATTGAGCTTCGACGGGACGAGTTTTCGCCGTGGGCCAACGCTGGCGACGAAACGACGGTGACGGTCACCCGGTCGACGGTGATGACGTCGGTCGACGTGTGGCTCGGCGACTGGGGCGACGAGTACCTGACGGCGCCCGAGTCGGGGTCGGTCGTGCCGGGGTCCGGGTCTGGTGGGTCGTGGGCGGTGACTCTGACTGGTCCGGCGGTGGGAGAGTGCGTGCCGGTTCGGCTCGCGATTGATGGCCGTCCGATTGCTCATGGTGTGATGCGCGGTTCGGCGCAGCCACGGGACGGGCAGGTGACGTCGGAGGCGACGATCGTTGATGGTGCGACGACGGTGCATCTTTCGTTCACGGGTGGCGCCGGTGGGGTGTCGACGTTCGCGGCGTTGACCGACGTTGATGTGTCCACGTCGCCGCCGG